GCGGGCCTTCTCTGTGCTTAGTAGCCTCAATAAATAACTGGCCTGCAATAAACCGTTCTGACTTCATGCCGGAGATTCGTGAGATCAAGCTGCCAAGGATCTCTGTTCAAGAGATTCCATCGTGGCAAGCATTGCCGCCTCAGAGTATCCCAAAAGAACCGCCAATCACTTTGCTGCTGGGCTTTCCTGTCGCAGAGATTCCCGGCTGTGTAGAGACCAGAAACACACAGCCAGGCAACAAAGACGCTTATGACAACGACCCAAACGGCAACTTCGTCCTATGTGATGGAACGCTGCCGTCATACAACCCGCCAGTTTTTAATCCTGCGTTGGCGACACAAGCGCCAGAAACCGCTCCAGCAGCAGCGCCTGTGGTTGATGCGGAAACTGCGGCCAAAGCGCGTAAGACAGTTGCAAAGGAAAAGCCGGAGGTCTCAAGTCCGGCTAATGCAGCTCTCCCGAATGCGCCGAGCACAGGTCTCGACCTTTCTAACTTGCCAATAGATCCACCGTGCCCCCCCTACGGTTCATTATCTCTTGGGACTTACTCGAAGCTCGGCAATAAAGTTTTGGCTGGCTACGAACTGCAAAACGGTGAATGCGTGAAGATTTGGGATCCTGTTCCTGTCGGCCAGGTGGTCAACAACTACTTGCCTGATGCTGGGCCGTTGACGAGCGTAAGCCTGACAGCAGCTGTCGCGACGACCACAGCAATCTTTGCCAAGCCAATCGCATCAGTGCTGCAAAAACTTGCCAAACCTTTAACAAAGAAGGTGGTGAAGAAGATCAATCAGAAGCTTGGCCGTAAGGTAAAACTGGAATCTTTACAGGAGCGGCGGGCTTCGCAGCGTCACCGGAATCAAGCCATTCGCGATCTGAGGCGGGCTTTGGGTAAGTAATTGGATGTGTGTGGGGCGGCAAAACACCAGGCGGATTGGTCAGTGCCACGTCTTTGCAAATCTGTGCGTAGATGCCAGTAATGACAATGCCATCCTTCATGAGGTCAGCACAGTTTTTGACCCGCTTGATTTCGTAAACCATCCGCTCCATCGCGATCTTGGCGTCCAGCAAGGCAACCTGTTTTTCTGCTGCTGCTCTGCAGGTCCTGACGTGATGGCGGTCTAGTGGGATGGAGAAGGTTGCTGTAATTCCTCCATTGATAGAGAAGTTGTTTTTCTGCCCTGTGCGAATTGGTTGGTAGAAAAGGATTTGCCCAGGATTGTCTGGGTCATAGACCGGCTCGTCGTAGTACGACTCATAAGGCATCGCAAAGCTGGTGGTGCTCATCAGGAAAGGAGCTATATGCAGAGTGCCCGACTGACAGCTGATTCCGCCGCCGTAAGTTGAACTGAATGAGCTGCTAGGCGCTACGTTCACATTTTGGTTGGTGACTGAGCCTGAGCTGTTTGCAACTGGAGCTGCCGTGCTTGAGACCTGCGCTTGCACTGGAGCGGAGAGCAACAGCAACGCTGCTATGACTCGCTTCATTGGGTGAAGGTGCTCAGAGTTTCTGTCGTGGACTCAATGTCAGTTTCGCGGTTGATGATTGTGTGGTTAACGAGGCCAGGCCCAGACAAAGTTTCAACCAGCTGGAAACTACCGCCTTCTTCAACGATGCTCCAGCTTGGCCTGTCAGCCGCATCAAGGCCGGTCCAAGTGCTTGTGATGCCGTTGACTTCATTAGTGATGGTGCTCAAAGCCTTTGGCGTGAGTTCACCATTCTTTGGAGCGATATTTGTCCCAGACACGCTTAGCTCATATCCAGTGCGGTACTCGTAAGAGTTGATTACCTCGTTGACCTTGGTCTTTGTTGTTGTGGTCGATTTAAGGGTTCCCTGCTGGAAATTAGGCACCACCGGAACTGCCGCAGCTGGAGCGGCAATCAGCAACAACAGCAGCAAGATCATTTGATGGTCAGCTCTGTGGTCAGCTGACCGATAGCCAGAGTGTTCCCCGCCCCAGCCGTAATGCTCATAGATCCGTCTGAAGCAATGGTGCCTGCCAAATCACCTGCAGTACCTGCAGCGGTGCTAACGATGCTGCCAAAGTTGGCGGCATTGCCTGTCGTCACAGCTGATGTTGGGACGACATCGGCTTGCGTGTAGCTCTGACTGAATGAGAAGGCTTCGCCTGGCGTGTCTTGCGTAGCTGCAATCGTGCCTGGTGCGTAGATGCCAGAGGTGATTGTTCCAGCTGAGATGGTGTTTGCTGTGGTGCCGTCGGTCGTATCAACACCGCTGCCGCTGATTGCGAACGAAGAACCAATTCGATCTGCGCTGGTCACCGCACCGCCAACTTGCAGTGACACCGAAGACATGATCTTGTGAGTCAGATCAGCCTTGGCAGGCATTGCAGACGCCAAAGTAATGCCCAATACCAAAAGTGTGCGGTTCATTTGATGCCAGCCTTGGTGTCTTTGTTGTCAACGATAGTCGGCTTTTTGGGGCCACCTCCGTTGTTTTTGCGCTCGATGCCAAAAGAAGCCATCGCGCCAGTTAGGAGCGAAGCAACAAAGGTGTTGTCCATCTTCATTTGAGGAAAGATGCCCAGATAGGAAGCAGTCAGCAGCGCAGCACTCCAAGCGAGCACCAAAGCCTTGACGACATCTGCCATTGAGATGCCTTCCTTTTCGTGATGATCGTCTGGAGTTTCTGCCATGACGGAACAGAGCTACGCTTCAAGAGTAACTAGGCCAGGCAAATGATCTTTATCGTCAAGCCGATCCTGATGACTTTCCTGAAATCAGACGCAGTCAAGCGTCTAGTTATGGATCTTTTGCGGGCATACGCCAAGAGCACTGACACAACCATCGACGATCAGATCTGCGATTACGTCGAGAAAAATCTGATTGGACCAAGGATTGAAAAGTAGATGCTGTCCGGCATCATCCAAGTGACCCTGCTCTTAGGAGTCATGGCCTTAGCATTGCTGCCGTTTTTTGAGTGGTACAAGCCAGACGTGCCGCATCGCATGGCTGCCATTAAACAGTTAGAGGAAGCGATGCCTAAGGAGTTGTTGTCAGAAGATGCTGAGTGGTTTCAGGCTTGGAAGGCCAGCGGCATTGACCAGGAGGTTTATGTGCCTCGCTACTTCCGTCAGCTCGACCTGCCCGGTGGGGAACGTAAATGCTTCACGTCGGCCTCAAGCATGATTGCGGCCTACTACCGGCGTGTAAATACGCAGGAGCAATATGAGGCCGTGCTCAGACCGTTTGGCGATACAACATCTGTCGGTGCTCACGTCAAAGCACTGACAAGCCTTGGGCTAAAGGTCCGCTTTGTTGATACTGCTGACGCAGAAGACGTGATGGAAGCCATCGACGCTGGCATTCCTGTCATGGTTGGCTGGCTGCATCAGGGCAACATGCTGCGCGGTGAACCGCCCATGTGTTCCAACTTTACGTGCGGCCACTGGTCGGTCCTGCATGGGTACTCAGGCCGTTACAGCAATGATCCGAGTTGGCTTATGTCTGACCCAGCCGGGCTGCCTGATATTGAACGGGGCGGTCACAACCCGGCACTCTCTGGCTATCGCGTCAGTGTGCGGCAGGCTGCATTTCATCAACGTTGGCAAGATCGCGGCCCTAGGAGCGGTTGGGCGATATTTGTCGAGGCACAATAGGTTGCACTTAAAAGCAGCGAATGTCGGTTCTGTGTGACTGGGAGATCAAGGCAAGGTGTCAAAAAAGCCAGATGGTTGTCCCGTTTGACGCAGAGTTGCTTAACCCAGCCAGCCTTGACTTGCGCCTGGGTCTCTACCTGATGGTTGAAAACATCTGTGACCCTGAGCTGATCCGCGTTGATATTTCAGGCAGAACAGAGGATGACCCGTTCATGCTGCAGCCCGGTGAATTTTGCTTGGCTGAAACACTTGAGTTGTTTAACATCCCCGACGACATCAGCTGCCAATTTGTACTCAAATCAAGCCGTGCAAGATCTGGTCTTAATCACCTGCTTGCTGGCTGGTGCGACCCAGGCTGGCATGGATCGCGGCTCACCCTTGAGCTGAAAAATGAGCGCCTGCATCACCCGCTGCCTCTATATCCAGGGTTAAAGGTGGGGCAAATGGTGTTCCACAGAATGACACCACCACTTCGCAGCTATCGCGAAACAGGCCATTACAACAACCACTTGACAGTCATGCCTTCCGTGGCATGACTTGACAAGAATCTTCAAGGCTATGGGCTGGGCTGACTGGATGGTCATCAACCAAAGCCTTGAGGAAGAGCTTGAGGTTGAACGCAGCGTTAGAGAGGTCTACAGCTGCACTGACGAGGAAGCGTTAAAGGAGCTTTGCGCCGGCCTTGTCCGGCAAAGCTGGCATCAGGGCAAACTGCTCAGCCAAGCTGTCACACGCATTGGTGAACTTGACGCCAAGCTGGCTTGTTGGGATTAGCCCTGCTTGCCAGTCAGTCTTGACCTGTAAAGCCTGACGCATGACTCAAAATGCCACTTAGCTTGCCAGTCATGCTTGAAGTAACGAGTCATCCCGCCGTGACTCACTTCCCATAAGAGCAACCCGTCTTTCTGGACTTGCTTCATGGTTGGCCTCATAAAAAAGGAGCGCGGCGGCGCTCCTAGTCTCTCGTTCGTCACAAGCTTAAAAGTCAGCGGTTGACGTGTCAGCTGGGCGAGGCTTGGCATCGCTGAGAGCCATCAGCAGATATTGATTGCCGCTTTCCTTGGCAGTGCGAGGCATCAGGTTGGCGCGCAGCTTGACGCACTCCTCGCCTTTTAAGTTCTCGCAGCGGTCAGCAGTCTTGACCCATTCGACAAGCTTGCGCAGCTCAGCCACAGGCACATCCATCTGTGCCCAGTAGTGACCGTTTTTCTTCTGGTCTTTGTTGAAGTTGCCCCAGATGTTGAAGGCGTCGGGTGCGAAATCAGGCATCAGTTGAAGAATTTAGAGATGATGGTTTGCAGCGCAGAGTTGATTACGCCGTGATGGCGTTGCTCTGCGTAGTGCTGCAGCTGGGCAGACAGTTGCTTGTCAAGGCGTACTTGAAAGTGCCCCGAACGGCGGTTTGCGTCTGCCTTGGCTTGCTGTTCGCGTTTCTTGTCGTCCTCAGGCATTTTTTTGAATCCAAACCTGATGTTTGCGGCTGGTAATTGCAGGAGCGACCTTAGCGTTGTCGCCAAGCTTGAACGCAAAACGGAACGATTTGCAGAAGTCCTCACGCTTGCCTAGGCTCATCTCGCTGATAAGACCCACAAGCATGTTGCGCTCCTCTGTTGTTAGCGGCTGATCGTCCTTAGCAACACCTTCAACCGCCGGCCCCTTTTTTGGCGTTTGCTGGGTTTGCAGTTTTGCTGCTGGCTTGTCATCAGCAAAATCGCCATCCATGTCCATGTCAGCCGTTAGACCGAGCAGGGCCAGCAGCGCATACCTTTTGAGGTAGGTGCAGGATCCACCAAAGTCATGAAGTGGATTCCTGTTTTTGCCAATAATCATCGGCAGGCGGCTCACAAGCTCAGCGCCGCTGACGTGCAGCAGACGCGTCACAAGGATTGGGTCAATGCCTTCACTAGGCTCAAACGTCTGTGAGATCACAAGACCATTTTTGATAAGGTGAGGCGTGACGGTTGAAAGCACAGTCTCAAGGTCAGCAAACTTGCCGTACTGCGCATTTGCTGTCTTGCTGATTGCCGGAACAGTTTTGTGAAACTGCACTAAGGCTTCAATCAAGAGCTGTGACGGTGATGATGGCACCGAGGAAGTCATCTGTTGCGTACCTTTTGATTGCGTGAATTGAAACGATGCTGGCATCATTGACCAGCAAGACTTGGGCAACGGCCTCTCCCAAGCTGTCCCCGATTGCGCGGGTCAGTTTGTCGAGATCAGGGGTTTTTGTGTGATGTTCGGGGGCAGAAGCTTTGAGCTTACCGGCGTTGCCACCAGTGCCGAAATGAGACTTTGGGCGAGGGAAAACAAACTCACAGCGCAATGAAACTGCAGCTGATTTGTTCCAGTCGTCTGGCCTTGCTCGATGTGCTGCAGATGCAACATCAGTGCGCCAACTGCCGAGGGCCTCTCGATTGTTGGCAACAACTCGACTGCCATAGGCTTTCACAGAACCTTGAGGCACAGGAGTGCCAAGAACGCGAAAGGTGAAACTACTTGGCATCAGGTTTTTTCAAGGCGTTGTAGAAAGCTCTTTCTAGGGCAGTAAGGCGTGGGTTTTTCTCATTGAGTGCTGCTTTGGCCCTGGCCTTGGCAGCCTTAAGGGTGTCCTCAGGCCGGGTGTTCCAATAAATCCCACGGCCCATCAGTGCTCTTGAAACATTTGCTGCGTCTTTTCAAAGTATTCAGTCGTTGTTCTTGCCAACTGATGAAGAGCTTGTAGCTCAATGGTGTGCTTGATGACAACTGGATCGTATGGAGGCAGTTTGCTGTTTTTAGCGAGCAAACGGATTGCGCGCATACGGTCAAAGAGAAGTTCTGCCGTGTTGTAAAGCTCCTCCTCTGCATCTACTATTTTTGCGACCCAGTCTTCAAAAAAGCCGTCATCTGCAGAGCCTTTTGTTTGAGTCATTTGAGGGCCTCACACGCTGGCTGCCAGCCCTGCTCGCAGTGCGCCCGTTGTTGAGCGTCCAAAGTGTCAGTGAGACTGATCCACAGAGCACCGCCAAACAAGACGCAGAAAACTGCAATAACGATGGCGTTGGTTTTAGGGCTGCGGTGTTCCGGGTCATAAAACCTTGGACCGCGATTGATGGTGTTTCTCATGAGCGAACGAGATAAAGGGCTCATGCGCAGCAGTATGCCGTGCCTGGTATGCCACGTCAATGCTTGCCTTTGGTCTTGCCCTTTTTCTTCACACGCTTAGGCCGTGCCCTGACCTTGGCGACCGTTTCGTGATAGCCAGGCGGCTCAGGTACGCCGCCTTGTTTCAAGATCCTTGTCCAGTCCATCAACCTCTGCGTTGGTCGCTATGGTTTGCTTCTTCACCCTGAAACGGGCGAAGGACAAGTGACCTGCAGCGGATCAGGTGTGAGGGGCGTAAGGCGCGCGAGCCTGTTCTAGTCCGCAACCATTAAAAATCGGCCACAGGCTGCAGGGCTTGGAACTTGCCCCAACACTCCTCCCACGCCGGGATGCAGTCATCTTCAGGGCTGTGCCGGCGCACCTTGCATTTTTCCGGGCCGCTGATCACGGTGACGCACTCAGTGATGCGCACATTTGGATTCCACTGCTGCCACATGCGCGCGTAGGCCCCAAGCTGGGCCAGCGGTGACTTACGGCTGGACACCGCTTTCTTGCTGCTGACCGTCTTGAGGTCGCCAAGAATCACAAAGCTCGGATCATCCTTGTGGCGGATCACGAAATCAGTTGAGCCGCAAACTGACCTGTAGCGGTCAACCAGCAGGTACTCCGTCGCCAGTGTCTCGATGCCTTGAAACAAAGGCTCTTTGAACAAAGGATCTAACCAGGCATCCCACCGATCCTCTGCTACCGATGGCTCACCGCATAAATGTGCCTGCAGCTGACGGTGCAGCACCCGACCGCGTAGCTCCCAGCCGTCAGGGCCGTGCCTGTGCTTCTCCATGGCGTCCTTCGCGAAAGCCGACATGTCATGGCTGACAACTTCTGAAACATTGTGCAGAACCCAGTCACCACGCCACATGTAGCGGTGTGCGTCCTTGAAAAACTCCAAATCTGGTATGGGATCCTGCACAAATTGATTGCAAAACTCGGCTGAGTATGGGCATACTCGGCCCGCAACGCAACCACTCAGTGGACGATTCAACCCATTTCACGAACACTCGCGTACTAATTGATCCACGGGTCATTGCCGAGGTCGAGCGCAAAAAGCCCATTGGCGTAAACC